GATGCACAGATGTCTTTGTGCTACTGGTTACGTGAATGAGGGCAGATATCCCAAGTTTGTAAAATGGCTTGAAGAACAAATTGAGAACGGCAATACCATTAGAGGTAGTGTTGAATTTGTCGGCACAAAAGAGAACGATGGCGAAATAATTTATGATGGTGGCTGGAAAGAAGAAGGGAGAATTCCTATGGTCTATGACTATAGCGGATATTGCATTTTATCAGTAAAACCCTCAGATCCGGCAGCGATACTTATTGAGCTAAACCAGTTCAAAGATGAAAATTTGGAGGTTCAAAACATTATGAATGAAGAAATTAGAAAAGCTCTCGATGAGTTACAGTCTAATATAGTAGATGCATTTAAGGAGACAAGAGTAGTTGAAACCAACGAGCAAGTTGGCGCTCTTGAAACCAATGTTGCAGAACTTAACTCCAAGATTGAAGAACTTAATTCTAAGATTGCAGAACTCAATGCCATTATCGAAGCAAAGGATCAGGAAATTGAAAAACTCAATGCCGAAGTTTCCGCTTGTGGCGAAAAGGTTGTTGAGAAGGAAACAGAATTAAATTCCAAGATTGAAGAGCTGAATTCCGCGATTACTGAAAAGGATGCAGAACTCACAGAATTAAAGAAAAACAATAAAGTTGCTGAATTAAATCAAGCACTTTCTTCTTTCACTGACGAAGAAAAGGCTTATGCCAAGGAAGATATTGAGGCATTTAATGCTGATCCGTTTTCTGTAGAAATCAATTCTATCGTTACAAAGATTGAAGCTGCTTCTTATAGAAAAATGCGCGAAGAGCAGAAGACTCATATCGCGGAGACAAACAACATGAAGTCTGAATTTGATGGAATTATGTCTGCAATCGACCCGATTGTAAACGATGAGTCCACAGTTGAAGATTTTGATTGTTTCGCATAAGTCATTAAAAATAATGGAGGAAACTAACAATGTTAAAATTCAGAGAAGTTGGTACATATAAAAATGCCGTTAATATCGGCTACTGCACAGCAGAAGTAGACCTTAAGAATGGTATGGTTGTTACTTTTGATCGTGCTGACAAGTCCGTTGCCCTTCCTACTAACGGTAAGGAAACTGGTCTTGCTATTGTATTCAATACAATCGAAAAGCCGGAAATCGAAGATCCTAACAAGTATGTGATCGAAGCAGGTGAATTTCCGCGTCTGTTTGAACTTGCCTCTCTTAAAGATAGAATCATTGATATGGACTTAGACCAGGTAGTTGACGATTATGCTGACATTAGTGTTGGTGATTATCTGACAGCTAATGATGATGGTCAGTTAGAAGTAACTGCTGATGTAAGTGCATACAAGGAATACTTCGAGGTAATTGAAAAGACAACTTACAATGCAGAAGGTATTGCTGTAAGGGTTGTTATCGGTACATTAAACCCTTAATGAGCTTATCCGTGGATGTTGATATCGCAGTTGACAAAGACCTTTTAGGTAAAGTTGTCGGAGATTTACAGGAAGATATCATTATTAATAATAATTCCATTGAAGGTAAGCTGTTATACGTGACAGGCTATACAGGTTTTGACTCAGAATTGCAGAGTGGTAACTACTTAGCACTTCATTGTACCTGTAGTGATCCTGGCGCAACGATCACCGTAACACTGACCAATCCCGCCGTCTTAGACGAGGATGGAATTATCGTTCTCTACATCAGAGATAAGGACACGCAGACAGTCAAAGTCGTGGCGAGTAAAGAAGGATACAAGAGTGTTACTAAGACATTCAAGTTGTCTGACCTTGTTGTTGAGACAGAATAACAAAATTTATATATAGAAATATATTCACTTATATGGAGGATATAGATAATGAGCAAAACTATTTTAGAGCTTAATACTTCCGTAGAAATGAACAATGTTCAGAGAGATAATGTTGTTATTTCTAATGAAGTTGCATTTAAACAGATGGTAGAAATCTGTTCTGCACTTTTTGCCGGAAACGATACTGAAAAGTATGGTAAGCAGAAGGACGCAGTTGTAAATAAATTAAAGCAGCTTGGCGAAAACGCTGCTATGGGCGATTTCAAGGCAAGAGCTGAAATCAACACAATCGTTAAGTATATCATCGAGCCGAGACTGCTTGAAGCTATGAAGATTTACAGCTTCTTAGGTAACTATCATGAAATCGGTTATGATGAACAGCCAAGAGTAAAGACCTACAACTACGAAGGACTGGATGCAAGAGTACAAGCTGCAAACGCTGACGTAGCTTTCGCAGGTCACAACTGGATTGAGTATCCAGTAGCTACACGTACAATTTCCGCGGGTATGGTAATTGATTATCGTGAAATGGCTTCTGGAAACTTTGGCGGAACTATTGCCGAAGAAATGAACCAGGTTCAGATTGACATGAACAACAAGGGTATTGCTTATGTTCTGGGTGTTCTTAAGAACTCTCTGGCTAACAATACTAAGTATGTCAAGAACTATGCTACATATGTTTCCACTCTGTCCGAAGATGCAGTTACAAAGCGCGTAAACTTTACTCGTAAGATGGGTAAGGTTGCAATCCTTGGTGACTTTAGCCTTATTCAGACAATCAGTGGATGGAATGGCTATAAGACAATTGGCGAGTCCGTAATTCCGTTCTATTCTCAGGAACAGGTTACAGAAATCGCTCGTGCCGGACTTAACGGTTTCTGGAAGGGATGTGCTCTGGTTGAACTTGAAAATCCGTTCAACTACACCAAGCCGTTACCTGACAAGACTGGTTTCGAAACCTATTATGACGATGACGTTCTTTACTTCACAGCAGCCGGAAACAGGTCGCCGTTTAACATCTTTAGACGCGGTGGTATCCAGACTATGCAAGGTAATGACGTTGAAACAGGCACAATCAAGACACGTTTTGACGTTGAGATCGGTGCTGACGTTGTTAAGGGTCGTGAATTCGAAATTGGTATGCTTGCAAAACAGGCTTAATTTAAGTCCAATTACACTTAACATAAATGGGCGTAGGGTAACAGACCTTGCGCCCTTCTTTTAAATAAAGGAGAAATAAAAAGCATGGAAGAAAGTAAAGTAACAAAAACTACAACTCGCAAGAAAACGGCGCCAAAAACCGCGACCAAAAAAGAAAGAACAGTAGATGATGTCATGCCCAATGATCGGGTAGAAATCAATAATCTTTGTGACTGGTCTATTTCTTTTGTGTCCGAGGAAACTGGCAAGGAAATTACTATTGAACCACACGTTCGAAAGTATAGAAGGTTGACAGTTGCGGAAATCGACTCTCAAGTAAAAGTCGGCAATATCGCCTTTTGTGGTACTGACGGCTATGGCTCTCATGCTGCGTTCCAGATTGTTGACCCACTAATCCGCGAATACGTTTTCGGCGAGGATATCAATCCTGTCCAACTGACTGATGAAGCAGTACAAGATTTGTTAGAAACAAACTCCAAAGAAGAGTTCTCTGACAAACTTTCTTCATTGGCTGTAACAGAGTCAGAGAAACGGATGATTGCCGTTATCTGTGCTGATAAGGACACACATCCTGGCGTAAACATCGATGACGCGCCGTCTTACATGATCGCGGCGATTGAGAAATTAAGCGGTGTAGACATCAGGTAAATCAAACATATGGAGGTGCATTTTCTTGACAACATATTCAGAAGTTGTATCTGCGTTTGAGTCAATAACTAAGTGTAAATACGTGTTGCCAGATGAACTTGTTAAACAGTGGTTCATAAATGCACTTGCAGAATATGAATTGGAAATTGATCCTTTGGGATTTGACATTGATACGAATACGTTTATTGCGCCGTCCAAAAAATCCGACTCATTCGAGAGTGACGGTACTTTGAAGAAATACGTAATTATAAATCTTGCCGAATTGATGGAGTCATTTTATCTACAGCAAGAAGTAAGGCGAGTCAACCAACTAAACAATGTGATTGGCAAGGACATCAGCCTTAATGGAACTGGCGATACAAAGCGCTTAACACGCGCCGAAGCAGACGCACTTAACACCAAACTTGAATATATGCACGTTAAACAGAAAACTCCGGCATTTATATAAGGGGGTGCATTAAATGGCTACAGAATGGTATTTAATGGACGAATATCCTATATATAATGGCGGTTTCGAGGGTGACGAGTTTACCGCATACGCACAGCAAGGCTTTCAAGAAATGCTTGATACCACGATGTTGTGCGACAATGTGGAGTTCATAACAAGTGACTTTACTACTATTGATAAAGGGCAAGCTGTAATACAGAATGTTACATCTGACACGCAGATTAAAGCCGATGAACGACAGATTTTAGCTCCTGTTGGAACGCTCGCCAAATACTCTTATGTGCGCTTCGAGGGCGATGTATGGCTTATCGCGTCTGAACCGAGCAACAATAAATTTTACGAAAAAGCTGTCCTCAAAATCTGCCACAATCAACTGATATGGCAAGATAAAGTGACCAAACAAGTATACAAATATTACTATTGGTCGGAGGATACAACGCGCTATAGTTCCGGCACATACATGGGAAGTGTAATCATAAAATTTGACAAGCAGTATCACATTATGATCCCCGCCGACACCGCGACTACTGCTCTTAAATACGATATGCGGTTTATGCTCGAAATTGCGGGCGGAGTTCCGCTTGTATTTAAGTTAACCAAATTTGACGGCATAACAGGGAACAACCAAAATGTAAAATTGCTTAACATTACGCTGACCGAGAGTGTGTACGATGCAAAGCGCGACAACGTGGAACTGATGATCGCGGATTACTACGAAGATGAGTCCGTTCCTGTTGTTGTTGGCTGTAAAATTGACTACGAGAGTGATAAAATCCCGATTTCATCACAAGGAAGGTTCTTTGCGAATTTCGGCACAAACACGGAAATCGGCGCTAACGATTTTCAGTGGCAAATCTCAGACAATGATTTCAACATAAGTAATCTGATTTTATCCTATGATGGGTATCAAATACGTATCATAGTTAAAAATAATAAAGAATTGATTGGCAAACATTTTACTTTGGCTGTGGTATACGGCGAAGAAGTGTATGCCAAATTGGATGTAGAAATAATTGCCTTATGGTAATAGAAGGGGGTTCTTATGAGTGATTTTGATGTGAACTCTTTTAAATCTAAGGTGATCGAAACTATTTTGGAAAATAACGAAATTGTCTACCTGTTAGACAAAGATTACATAGATTGTGGTGGTGGACTTCTCAATCAGAGATTATTCCCATTCTTGCAAAACCCGAAGACAATAAGTGACTCTGCCCCATTTATCTGCTTCAAGGTTGATCATATTAATAATGGGAACTATTTTATTGAGACATTAGATGTTGTCATCTACGTTGTCTGCCACGAAAAAGAGATGGTAAAAAAAGTAAAAGACTATAAAACAGGTGAGGTAATATCCGGCACTGTAATAGATGTGATTGGAGAAGAATTAAGAAAGACTTTATCTGGATTAGATAGTGATTGGATTGGTGAGTTAGCACTTATCAAAAACACAGAAGAAGTCTTGTACTATGAATATCCATGTAGAGTTATGACTTTTACCGCACAAAAGGAGTCATACAATCATGCGCGATAACTTAGACTTGGCTTTGCTATACAGTGAACCCTTTCATTACTCTGACGATATGGTTTTACATCCAATAACAATGAAAGACATATTGGATTTTAATTTACTTAAAGCAAGTATCACGGTGCGTAAAAACAGTATCTTTCCCATAAAAAAGATACTGAAAATGAGCTACCTTGAATTCTTGTTTTATTGTCATAATAATACAGAACTTGCGGAAGAATTTAAGATGCCATTACTGCCGTATTATTATACTTTCGCATTTAAACTCTTGCAACTGGTTTTCAAAGACCAGGATGTTAAGGCAAACCCAATGATCGGCGGATTTATGGTTAATGGCACTGAGATATCTCATGAACAATTTGACGATTTTCGGCGCATTATAATCGCCCAAAACGGCATTGACTTTGATATCGATGAATTTATTCATCGTGATACCCAAGAAGCACTGGAAAAAGCGCAAGCTGCGATAGCGACCAAAGAAAAATACACACTTGAGGACTATATTGATTCAGTTTGTTTAGCTATGGGATTAAAAGAGGTTCAAGTCAAAGATATGCCTATTCGCAAATTTTGGAGATATGTAAGACGTATCAGTAAGCGGGATATATTCACTATTCTGAAAACCGCGGAAAGTAGCGGAATGGTAAAATTTAAACAACCTATAGAATATTGGATGACCCAAATTGATACGGATGATAAATACAAAGACGTTAAGACCGATGCAGACTCCATTCGGAGCATGATGCGCGGTTAGTCTACTTTATAATAATTCAGGAGGAATTTTATAATGAATTCAAAAGGTAAAGAATTTGTTGTTTCTGTAGCAGATTTCGCTTTCTTCGTTAATGGCGTTCTTGCTTGTACTGGTACTACTAACCTTAGTTCCTCTATTTCCGTTAGTATGGAAGAGCAAGCCGTTAATGCGGGTAAGGGCAACCAGAAAGTTTTCTCTTACAAGTATGGTAGAGAGCTGACATCTGAACTTGAAGCTGCTGATTGGAAGTTACAGTACATCGCACTTCAAACAGGTTCTCAGATTTCCAGAGCTGCAAGAAACTTTTTCAGTATCCATGAGTGCGTAACTCTGACAGCAGGTGTTGGTACTCTGGCTCATACTCCTACAAGTGCAAAAGTTGGCGTTGAACTGCCTAACGGTCAGTATGTTGACGTAACACCATCTGGTAGTACAATTGACCTTTCTACTCTTGGTGTTACCACAGAGAAGGTTTATGCTACATATCAGTATAATGCTACAACAGACAGAATTACAATTGATGCCGATACTGCTCCTTGCATTGGTGAACTGGTTCTCCAGGCTGA